ATCGTCGAAGCGTTCGGCGACGCCGTCTGCCCGCAAATCCCCGAAGCCATCGGCAGAGCCATTATAAGGGTGGAGCGCGCACTTGCCGCCATCACCCAAAACGAAAAACCCGCCGCTGCCAATAATAATGACAACGACGGGGTGCGTGATGAAAACAATACTAAAAATGCTGCCGCTTAACTTCCTTGGTAGCGTTCTAACCCGTAAACGCACTACTGTCAATATACAAATTTGTCAAGAAATGAGGAGTGCTGATGCAGCCGCTTGAACGACCACCGAGCATAGAAATTATGGAAGCCAACGTGATTGAGGATCAGACTGGCAGCACTTTAGTCATGTGCGCAGATGACGAAGGTCAGATTCTGCGGATGGAGGTTCGCGTCCTCGATAACGACTACCAGAGAAATTTGCGTGGTCAGAGCGCGCTGCATTATCTGCTCGGTGAACTCGGCATGATGCATATCGATCGACCAGAGGATCTAGTATCAAAAAGATTGCACCGATGGGCGTGGGAAAAGGTTGCATCGATCGCGACACCGAAAACAACGCCTGCAGATGTGCAGCCAATCCAGATATCACCGCGGAGTGACAAGCCTAGTGATGGTCGGTTTGTCTACGTGATTTCATGCGAAGGTAGTGATCCGCCGCTGTGTAAGATCGGCATCGCCGGATCACCAGAGAAGCGCGTCAGACAGCTTTCGACGTCTAGCCCACATCATCTCAGGCTTGAAATGGCCAGGTACTCAGACCGAGCGCGCGCAGTGGAAGCTGCCGCGCATTCGCATTTTTCGCACGCGCGACGGAACGGCGAGTGGTTCGAAGTATGCGCAACCGAGGCGATCAGCTTCGTCAACTGTGAAATTACTCAGATGCGGAAAGCAGCATAATGGCCAAGCTAAACTTCAAGGTTCCGCCGATCTCGCTCAATCGTGCGCCGATAGACGTCGCTCTGTCCTACGTATCCGCCGGGATACCCGTTTTCCCGTGCCGCGAGGAGCCGTCGGAAGGAATCGATTACTCCACCGGTGAAGTGATCGAGTTTGCGGAGAAGGCTCCGTACACATCGGACGGCCTTCGCGGCGCGACTACGTCCACTCGCATCGTAAATATCCTGTTTGGCGAACGGCATACGGGCGCTGCAATTGGTGTGCCCACTGGCGAGAAGCTCGGCGGATGGGTTCTAGATCTGGATCGACACGGCGACCGAGACGGCCACGAATGGCTGAAGGAGATGGAGGCTATTCATGGCGAGTTGCCGGAAACCCCGAGGGCGAAGACAGCCAACGGTGGCACCCACATCTTCTTCAGGCATGTTCCCGGCATCCGAAACCGAGCGGCCATAGCGCCTGGGGTCGATACGAGGGGTGACGGCGGGTACATTCTGAGTCCTGGCTCTGTGATGGCAGACGGTCGGCGTTACGAATGGCTGGACTGGCAGGGCGATGGGGTCCCAGAGTTCGCCGAGGCACCGGCATGGCTCGTCGACATGGTTATCACCAAGGCGCCACCACCGGCTGAGACCAAACCACGGGAATACACTTACCAACCAGAAGATGACGGGGCGGCTAGATACTTCTCTCGGGCGTTCGAACTGGAGCTATCAGCACTCGCTAGTCAGCCGACTGGCGGTCGCGGTCAAAAGCTGTTCGCCAGCGCGTGCTCTATCGGCGAGATCGTCGCAACCGGTAATATCTCGCGGTCTGACGCAGAGGAAGGCCTTATCGATGCCGCCCGTGCCAATGGCCTGGTAGCGAAGGACGGTGAGCGGCAATGCTGGGACAAGATCAAGCGCGGCCTCGACAAGACGGCCAATTCACCGCGGCAACTGCCAGAGCGAGAATACGAAAACGACAATACGCCGGTGGACTCCGAGGGGATCAGCCGCATGGCTAAGAACACCATGGAGCGGAAGCGGCGAGAGGAGGCGGGAGATGCGTCGCCAGTAGAAGAACAGCCAAGCCGAGAGCAGCCGGCGCCAACCGAATCAACGGCGCCAAAAAAGCGTGAGCGTTTCGAACTGACATGGTTCGACGCGATCGAGGAGGGCCGACCGAAAGAGACGATCCTGAAGGGCTGGCTGGGCGTCGGTGAATTCACCACCATCTCTGGCCTTCCTGGCACGGGCAAGAGTGTCGTGACCACCGATCTGGCGTGCCACATCGCGGCTGGCATGGATTGGCACGGCATCAGGGTTCAGCAAGGCCTCGTCGTCTATGTCGCAGCAGAGCGCAAGAAACTGACCGAGCGGCGCATGATGGCCTTCCGTAAGCATCATGAAGTGAAAGATGTTCCACTGCTCGTCGTGGGCGGCATGCTTGACTTCACCCGCGACCAGAAGGACGCGGAGGAGATAGTCAAGGTTATCAAGGATGCCGAGACTATCACCGGTCACAAGTGTGTATGGGTGATTATCGACACCCTTACACGTGTCTTCGGTGCCGGCGACCAGAACGCATCAAAGGATATGGTGAAATTCGTCAGGTCTTGCGATTTCATCCTGACGGAGACGAAAGCGCACGTTACGGCCATTCACCACAGCGCCTGGAACGGCGAGCGAGGGAAGGGAGCCATCGACTTGGACGGTGCCGTGGACGCCTCGTTCATGGTCAAGAAGGATGGCAACAAGCATAGGCTAGTCTGCGACGGCACCAACGACGGCGAAGACGGGGATGTACTGACATTCACAATGAAGTCGATACAGATCGGTATGGACGAGGAGGGCGAGCCAACCACGGCGCCTGTCGTGGTGCCTGCCGACATGATGGGCCCAGGCGAGCGTTTGACCGAGAGCATCAAAGGACACAGCGCCAGGGCGCTAGAAATCCTGCATGATCTAATCGGCTCCGTAGGCATTCCTCCCGAAGGCCCGCACTTCCCTGATAGCGTGCTCGTAGTCAAGGAGGAGACATGGCGTCAGGCGTTCTATGCCGACGACACCAAGGGCACAAAACAGGACACGCTGAGGGCTCGTTTCAAGCGAGCTCATGCATCGCTAGTGGAGACAAGGAAAGTGTCTCAGGTGGGTGAATGGGTGTTCCCGAGTTAGGCCAGACAGACCAGACAAAGCCAGACATGTCTGGGTATGTCTGGCCAGACAATTCGATGTCGCTAATATACACAAATGTCTGGCCTAAATGTCTGGCCTAAACCCCAGAAACGACAGGCCAGACATACCCAGACAAAACAGAAATGTCTGGGTCTAGTCTAATAAAAACAACAGCTTAGCGGATACCCAGACATTTAGCGTTTTCTTATATTGTCTGGTGAGCATCCTACCCAGACATCATTCCCCCTTTCTTTAGAAAGGGGATGAATGTCGGGGTGCTTGTCGGGCTTTTGAAGAGAAGAAAAAATCTGGCCTCACCAGCCGCTACCAACCACCACAGGAGACCAACGATGGCCAAGACCACCACCAAGACAACAGCCAAGAAAAAGCGCACCATTCAGACGACCCGCATCAATGGTGCCAAGGTTCGCCTGGTCACCGGAGTAGACGGTAAGATCACGGTCAAGCCGGCACCGATCGACGAATGGATTTTGCAGGCGGCTGCGGTTCGTGCTCTGAAGTCAATGCCGGAATACGCTGACGAGGCACTCGCGGTTGCCGATAACGACAATGCTGGGTGCCCGAGCTTCACTATAGCAGGCGACATGAACGGCGACTATCGAAGCATGCGAGCAGCGGTGAAGGCGCAGGCGACCGGCATTGCAGCAGGTGATCCCGATTTGCGAGTTTACCTGCCTGGCGGCGTGCTGCGCCTTATCGAGTACAAGAACGCGGAAGGCACGTTTACGGCAAGCCAGAAGAAGCGCCACCCGCTACTCATGGCTCTGGGGCATCCTGTCGTGACGGTGAAGATCGCTACAGAGGAAGAAGCCGCAGCGCGAACCGTAGAGCTCGTACGTGGGTGGCTTGCTGAAGCTAGCGACAAAGCCGCTTGACAAATTTGTAGAATGCACGTAGAAAGCTAATATACGCATTCCACAGCAACCAGCCGCCTAGCGGCCCACCACACAGAGGAGACCAACATGATCCGCATCCTTATCGCAGCAGCACTAATCGCCATTCCGTTCAGCGCCAACGCCCAGGCCGTCGTCAGCAACGACTGCCAGCTGTCGCGCTTCATCGAAGCCTACGCATGGCAGGCCGTTGACGACGCAGAGCGCAACAACGTCTCTGCGTCACTCAAGAACGGCCTGCGTGTCTATCTGCGAACCGTCCAGCAGCAGACGAAGAAGGTTTGCCGCACGCAAGCTTGACAAATTTGTCATTTGTCGTTGAAAACCTTATATACCTGTCACCACCACGTGCGGGAGACAGGGCATGGCAAGACACGCATCACTTGCGGAGCAATTAGAGGCTTTTCGCAAATACGCCACCGAGCCGGATCACGAGCCGGAGGCAATGCAGACGAATTGGTCGGTTGTGCAGGCCAACGACAACAATCCGGAAGAGGTCGCCGACTTTGGCCACGAGCGGTTTCTTCGCATTTCTCCAAGCTTGGAGGAAATCATGCGCAGCGTTCTCGGCCATGAGCCTGAACGAAATGCAGCTGGCCAGATCATCAAGTGGGGTTCGCTGCGATTCAGCGACGGCGCGCAAACCGAGCGTTGCGTCATGTACGGTATCGACGGCAAGGCCATAAATGGCGAAATCACCATGCCAGCCGGAGCCATGCTTCGATGCCGCGACGAGATGGAAGCAAATCTCGGAGCATCCGGCAAGACCGCAAAATATATCGAGCTGAGCAACGCGTGGTTCGGCGAGACGCTTGGCACGGTACCGCACCGCTTCATCAAGGCTAGCAAAAAGCGCAAGGGCAGGAACTACAGCAGGGACGAGGCGATCGCCATGCTTGAAGAGGCAAAGGCAAACACCGCTGTTATGCCGCCAGTGACCGTTTATCCGACCGGGCTGCCATGCGGCATGAAGATGGTAGCTGACGCCTTTGTCGGAATGAAGAAGGGCAAGAAGGGCGAGACTGGCTCGATGGCCTGGCAGGATTTTGCGACGCTTAAGTCTGGGCGAGAGGCATGGCGAGATGCGCTTCGGGCCATCCCGTCTGAAACGAAGGAAGTCCTGGATACCTCGATGCGCGCAAAGAACATGCAGGAGATCGGCATGTCGCTCGGCTTCAGCGGCAAGCATGCTGAACGCATGGGCAAGCAGGCTCTGATTGCTGCGAACGACAACGCGGCAAGCGTCATCTCGGCTTATGCAGCGTGATGTCCCTTTTTATGAAGTTCATCGGAGTACAGTGAAGGGGTTCTTTTGAGTCCCGCTTTGTCCCGTGCGCAAGAGCGACGGACCCATCGCCATGCTGCACCTCGTTGCAGCCGCTGAGCTTTGGGTAACTATTTGCGGAACCGGCTTTGTAAACCGGTTACCGTCGGGGATGGACCAGCAGCGCTAACGCCCCACGTAGCGGACTGTTGGCCATCCTCATTTATTCGAGAACACGAAGATGCCCGCGGCCCAGTGATGGTGTCCGTCTTGGCTAGCATCCATGGATTTGGAGGCTCTGCTAGCAGCATGCCGGGACGCGTTCCAATCCGCTATCCCCATCTTCGTTACCCAATCGCCATGGCGCTGCCTCCTCTCAGCGACGTGACGATCCTGCGCCAGGTTGAGCCTTGTTACAAGGCTCCCTGGCGCTTTCGTTTTCTGCCTGTGTGTAGCGCAGACTGGTAGCGTACCTGACTTGGATTCAGGGGGTCGCAGGTTCGAACCCTGCCACACAGACCAACCACGGTGATGCATGGCCAACAAGAGTGCATGGCATCACCTATACCAGACAGCCGCATGGAAGCGCCTGCGTGAGGCGCAGCTTAGCGCCGAGCCACTGTGTCGATACTGCCTAGAGGCAGAGGATGTAACCGCGGCTACCATATGCGACCACATCACCCCACACAAAGGTAACGTGGAACTGTTCTGGTCTGGCCCCTTCCAGTCGCTATGCAAAGCGCATCACGATGGAGTGAAGCAGCGCATCGACAAAGGGCAGAATGTGGTCCGATATGGTGCGGATGGATGGCCGATATGACATTGTCATTGCATATCAATGCATTGATGTCGACATATCAACAAATACGCAAGAACATTCCGATATATCGTTGGTAAAGCAATATTATTTCGAATTTAGTGCTTGACTACCGCATCCATAGATGATACAATGGAAGGTTGCCCTGGGGAGGGGGTGGTCCAATGTCTAGGGCCGCGCGGCCTGGGTACCGGCGTCGGGCATTCGCGCACATTTTTCCAATTCAAAAGTTGAGGGTATGAACCATGGCGAGGCCGAGGACGCCGAAGGCAAAGGCCGCGGTGACCGGGCAAGCTACGGTTCGCCGAAAGAAATTCGAAGAGCGCACCGAGCCGACCGTCAGCGATGATCTAGGCGAGCCGCCGGCATGGATGCCGGAAAATCAACAGAAGGCCTGGCGCGTTATCGCTGCGGAAATTCCGTGGCTGAATGCATCGCATCGCGCGCTGGTCGAGATCGCAAGTTATGTGCGCGGAAGGCTAATGGCCAACGAGGACGTTGGTGTCCAGGCTTTGAACCTGCTCAGGCAATGTCTGGGGCAGATGGGCGCGACACCCGCGGACGCATCGAAGGCGGGAGCTAAGCCAGGTGGCGAAGAAGAAGACCCCGCCGACAAGTATTTCTGATCCAACGACGGCATACGCAAAAGCGGTTGTTTCCGGCGAGATTGTCGCTGGCCCACACGTTCGCAACGCATGCCGTCGCCATCTCGACGATCTGCGTGACGCCAAGCAGCGCGGCTTGATCTGGGATCCAGCTGGCGCCGCTAGGTTCATCGGATATTGCCGCGACGTACTGCGCCTCAACGGCGGCCAGTTCGAAGGCAAGCCGTTCATCCTCCAGCCGAGCCAGGCATTCATCGCCGGCTCGCTGTTCGGATGGAAGCGAACCAACGAGAACGGCAAAGTAGTGCGGCGTTTTCGGCGCGCTTACATTGAGCAGGCAAAAGGGCAGGGCAAGTCGCCATTCGCTGGTGCGGTCGGCCTCTACTGCATGACCGCTGACGGCGAAGCCGCTGCTGAGATCTATGCGGCCGGCAAGGACAAGGCGCAGGCGTTTGTTCTATTTCGTGACTCGGTCGCAATGTATGAGCAGTCGCCTAAGCTCAAGCGGGAATTGACGCCTTCGGGTGGCAATCCGGTTTGGAACCTGGCTCACATCAAGTCGCGTTCGTTCTTTCGGCCGATCTCTCGTGAGCAGGCACACAGCGGCCCTCGTCCATATGTCGCCCTCTGCGACGAAATACACGAGCATCCGAACGGCCACACGCTTGAGATGCTTGAGCGCGGCTTCAAGTTCCGCGACCAACCGCTACTGCTCATGATCACGAACAGTGGAAGTGACAGGAACTCGGTTTGTTGGGCAGAGCATCAGTGGGCCGTCAAGGTTGCGGCAGGCACCGAAACGCCCGATGAGGATTTCACCTATGTCGGTGAGGTGTTCGGCACCAGTGACGAGTGCTTTTCTTATGTTTGCGCCCTCGATAAGGACGATGATCCATTCACGGATCCTTCCTGCTGGGTGAAGGCGAACCCGCTTCTCGGAGTCACGCTAAAATACGAATATATCGAAGGCGTTGTTGCGCAGGCTAGGGACATCCCGTCAAAGCGCAACAACATTCTGCGTCTTCACTTCTGCGTCTGGACCGAATCTGACACAGCATGGATACCGCGACCGATCCTTGAAAAGGTGATGGTCGATTTCGATCCGTATGAGGAGCATGCCGGCAAGCCTATTACCGCGGCCGGGCTCGATCTGTCCGGCTCGAAGGATTTGACTGCCGCTGCCTTCGTAATCGAGACAGGCACGAAGCGCGTCACCAAGGCCGACGGTAGCGAGGCTGATCTTCCGACATTCGACTTGTGGATCGAGGCTTTCACGCCGCGCGACACGATGGATGAGCGATCAAAGGTCGACCACGTGCCTTACCGCCTCTGGTTCGACCAGGGATACATCAATGCGCCAGAAGGCGCGCGCATTCGGTACGACCATGTTGCTGCACTATTCGCTCGTCTCAATACCGAGCATGGCATCGGAGTTCTGGCTTTCGACCGTTATGCGTTCGATAAGTTCGAAACTGAGCTCGATGAGTACGGTGTCGACGTCAAAACCGTAGCTCACCCGCAGGGCGGCAAGAAACGCGCAAAGCCAGACGACGATAAAGTGCAGGCGGCGAAAGATGCCGGCCTAGAGCCTCCTTTAGGGCTTTGGATGCCTGGCAGCGTTGCTGCGTTCGAAGAGTTGATCCTTGAGGAACGCATCAGATTGCGTCGCTCGCCGGTTCTGCTTGGTGCCTTGATGGGTGTGGCGATCGAAACTGATCCACTCATGGGCAATCAGTGGTTTTCGAAGAAGAAATCCACGGTTCGCATCGACCCTGCTGTTGCTGCTGCGATGGCGGTTGGCGCTGCCGTTGACGGTTTCGTCGAGATCAAGCCGGTTACTTCCCCATGGGACGACCCGGAATTTAGCATCACAAAGGCGGCATAATGGCTTGGAACTTTGGCTTTAGCCGCCGAAACGCGGACAAATCGCCGGAAACACGCGCAACGATCGAGAATCCCACTATCCCGGTCAGCGCGGACAACTTTCTGGCGTTCTTCGGCATCAATTCGGCCAATCTGCCGGCCGTGACGGTCGACAGCGCGCTTACGGTGCCGGCGGTGTGGGCTGCTGTTGCCTTCATGTCTCGCACGCTTGCCGCATTACCGCGGCACGCCTATCGTGACACGAAAGCTGGCGCCACCCGCATAACAGGCCGGCTGGAAACAGTCGTCAATATTGCGCCAAACGACGGCATAGGCTCTTTCGCGTTTTGGCAGTGGTTCTGGCAGCAGGTATTCACGCACGGCCGTGGCCTGGCATACATTGAGCGCACGCCGCAGGGCGTGGATTCGCTCTGGCCGATGGATCCAACCAAAACCACCATCAAGCGTGCTGGCCTAAGGGTCAGCTACGATTATGAGGGCAACACCTACGACGCAGCGGACGTCATCGACGTTCCATTCATGCGCCGTAGCTGTGGCTTGAGGCACTACGGCCCGATCGCGCAGGCATCGAAAGCTATCCAGCTCGCGATTGCCATGAACGACTATGGCTCGAATTTCTTCGCCGGCGGTGGCGTTCCTCCGCTAGCGTTGAAAGGACCACTTCCGGCGAATGGCGATGCGCTGAAGCGCGCCCAAGCCGATATCAAGCGCGCTGTCGACGCCGCCAAGGGTGCCGGTGAATCTGTTTTCCCGATCCCGCCTGGCTATGACCTTTCGCCAGTTGGCATTGATCCTGCCAAGGGGCAGATGATCGAGGCGCGGCGGTTTCAGGTCGAGGAGATTGCCAGAACATACCAGCTTCCGCCGGTGTTCTTGCAGGATCTGAGCCGGGCTACGTTTAGCAACGCGGAACAGCAGGACTTGCATCTAGTCAAGCATCTGATTGGCCAGTGGGCCAAGGCGCTTGAGGACGAGATCAATCTGAAATTCTTCGGCAGGTCTGCAGGCAATCGCTACATAGAGCACAACCTCGATGGCCTGCTCCGCGG